TAGTGTAGGTGTGTGTATTAGATGTATTGGTAGTACCATCACCCCAGTCAACGGTGGCTACTCCAGCAGTCATTGGCAGAACAATAGTATCACTGGCTGAACCAGCTTGTGTAGTGTCCCAAGTTGATATAAAGTTTGAGTTAGTTGAAGCAAATGATGCGTTATAATATACGTTTATTCTACTCATTAGTATGTTCCAGTTAAATTTATGTTGGTGTCTGATACAGCAGCCGTATAGGATATTGTAACAACATCATTTAAGGCCAATGTAAAAGGTACACTGGTCGATACTGCATTAATCTGTAAATCAGATATGGTTAAACCACCAGCATCTAGTGTGTCTATATCACCAACACCATTCGAATTAATAGTAAATTCAGATGTATCATCACCAGTCTCAACAAATATATCTAAGACCAAAGTTTGTACTTGTGGAGTACATACTATTGGCTGACCATACTCAGTAGTTTCAGCAGTTAAATCTGAATTAGTCCAATCTATATCGGCTATAGTATATCCAGCTGGATCACCCGATGGTGTTGTATCAGTAAAATTACCTAACGAACTCTGTATATTCGTATCATCTATTATTTGATTATCCTCCGCTGGTATATTATAGATTAAGGTGTTATTTGTATTTGAAACAACACTATCACCAATCACACTGGGATTAAAAGATGTACCAACTGTATCCAATAAACTATTCCGAATCAGCTGATTATATACCCCACCTGATTGAACTGATAAGAAAAAATCACCATTAATACTAATACTAACTGGATCACATCCATTTGTTGGTGTTGAACTAGTCAAACCAAAAGGTATTGTACATTCAGACATTTCAGTTTCTACCTCAATTTCCATATCACAATACCAACCGGCTGTAAAATCCATTATAATGGATTTTACTGGTATTAATTGTGGGTCGTTTAAAAGATTGAATTTATTTAAAGAATCATCTCTCATCCAATTGGTGAAATCACGTGCAACAGATAATTGGTCTGATAGTACATCTCGTTCGTTGCTCTCATCCTTTTCTAGTAAATCAAGGAAATAAACTCTAATACTATATTTACTAACCGAGTTTTCTAAAAAGGTTACATCTTCGGGAACCAACCACATTATTGGCCATTGTTCGTTTTTGGTGGCGAATGGTGGTAAATCATCATAAAACCCCTCATCAAATCTTTGTATCTGAAGGTGTAATGAGGCGAACTCACTATCTATTCTATCTATAAATCTATTATAAGTATCTAACATATTGTTTTAAATTTCGTTTATATATTATTAATTATAAATATTTTGATATTGTTTCCAAAATGACTAAAAACCATTTTAAAAGTTTAATATATAACTAAAAAGAAAAAGTAAATTATGGGAAAATTAACAATAGATGGTAAAGAATATGATGTTTATGATGATGTAAATATTTTAAATCTAGATAGATATCAAAAAATATCAGCTGTGGCAATAAGAGATCTTGGTCCGGTTGATAAAAGTATCGAAATGATGAGATGTATTATTCAACAAGATATAAGTAAAGAAGAATTGGAATTAGGTGATTTGGATGAAATGAATAAATTGTTAACAAATGTTAATGTTGATGTTTATAATACTGATATAAACAAAGAATTTGAACACGATGGTGTTGTTTATAAACTAATTGGTAACTCAGAAAAGTTCACATTTAACGCAGGTCAGATAAATAAAATTTCTAAGGCTATGCAAGACGATAATACTGGTTATATTCCAAGGATGGCATCAGTTCTATATTCGGATGGTGTGAAAAGTGAGAGTGAAAGAGAAGTTATTTTTCGAGAATTTATGACAGCTGATTATCTTCTACCATTTTTAAAATTATTAATTGATAAATATAGTGAATAAGTCTTGGAATAATACCAGTTTAATGACGTATATTGAGATAATGGATAATATTAATAGTGAAGAAGATAATACTTTTCTATTATTATCCATTATTTTTGATATATCTATCCTTGATATTGAAGAAATGAACATTGATAAGGTTCAAGAAATGATTAAAGAATCATTATATATACATTCACCAGTTGTTACGTCTAAAACATATAAGAAAAAAATAACATTACGTAATGAAGGTTTTCATTTAATGGAATTCGGTAAAATGGAATTCGGTGCCTTCATTGATTTGGAAATTCTATTCTATGGTGATTATTTAAAGAATTTACCTAAGATATTATCTATTTTATATAGAAGAGAAATTACACCAGGTGATGTTTTTAATAAACCTTTATATGAAGAGTATGGTGATTGGTTAGATATCCGTGATTCTATATTTGAAGAAGTTATGATAGGTGATGTTTTTAATGTTATAATCGATTACTTAAAATTTAAATCATCTATCTACTCTATATATGAAGGTCTTTTTCAACAGAATGAAGAAGAGTTGAACGAAGAAGAAGAAACAGAATTACTGAGAGAAATGACTGGTAAAGAAAGAGAAGAATATTACAACGAAAAGAATGTTGAAGGTTATGGTTGGGAGTTGATGTTAATGAGACTAGCTAATAATGACCCTACTAAAATGTTAGAAGCATCAAAAATGACATTATATCAATCATTAAATACACTTGGTATGATGTGTAAATTAAAAATAGGTTAAACAAAATCTATACCACCATTATCGTAACCATTTCCACTTTGATTAGGTTTCATATCATCTGAATTATCAGAAGTGTATTGAGGAAAGTCAGTTGAGTTCTCACATAAGTAAGTTAAAACTCTTTGAGAAAAGAACTCAGCTCTATTATGCATCTCACCTTTAACATATCTAACCGTTTCTAAATCAGCTGATGTTGAATAATCACCATTCTGTGTCATAAGACCTTTATTTTTCATTTGATAGTTTATCATAGGCACACATTGTTCAGCCACCTTATGAGCTTGAAATGGTTTTATACGATTAACTAACTCAGTTTCTGCCGTGTTTAATGTCTGAGATTGATACTGTGTTTGTAAATAATTATAAAAATTAGTTCCTAGTAAGTCTTGTGTGAAATTATCTTGGACTAAATAAACAGTTGGTTCAATATCTTCCCAAGAAACTAAATTACCAATTGGTGTGTATCTTTGTATGTATGCTTGTGATGTGAATAGAATTATTACCATTATTTTTAATTTTCTTTTTTAGAATATAGTTCGTTATCTGTTAAAACAATTTTAACCGGAAGACCCTTCAATTTAATTATCTTGTTTAAAAATCCTTGTATATTTTTTTGTGCTGGGTGTACTACATTCTTAATGAATATCTCATAAGCATATTCTAACTCAGCTCCATTACCAAGTGATCCAGGTGTTTTAAGACCAAGAATCAAAGGATTTATTCTATGTGAATAACAAATATTCCTCTGAATGGCATCTGATGTTACGTTAAATTGTTTATCTATGTTGCTTACTGTGATAGTTTCTATTTCTGGGAAGTTATCTTTACCATCGGCAAAGAAGACCATACTCCTACCAGCGTTCTTAGCTCCTTGAGCTTGTCTTTTTATACCATTAAGAATCTTTCTTTTCTCTTCCTCAGAAGCTGGTTTCTCTGGAAACTTAATAGCCATAGAAGGATTGACAGAATTCTCAATATTACTCTTATGATATAAAGATACTTGACCATCTAAATCAATCCAGTTAGCAGCCGATGAATAAGAAGGTAGTGTATACCAATTTACTGTCGGATTAGGATTAACGAATCTAATTAATTCTATATTATTTGATGATGTGTAATTAAAATTAGGAATTTTTTTTATACCAAAACGACCATATTCTTTCCAATTAAATGAATAGTAAAAGTTATCTACCTTCTCAATATCATCACTTACACCAACTCTTATCTTAGATGGTTCGATTCTATCACATTTAAGTAGTTTAGTTTTATCAGAATTCCAATAAAGTTTCAAATACATAGTACCGTGAATTAAATAATCCATAGTTAATTTACTAATAACAATTTCTAAATTGTCCTCCCCATTAAAATAATCATTGAATTGAGTTAAGTTTAATTTATCAGATGATGTTAACGAATCTAATCCTTCAAATTCAAATCCACCACCACATATAAGTTCTTTCTTAAAATCTATGATGGCGGAGTGTAATGAAGACTTGTTGTAAAGGTCATTTAAGTGGTCTGGGTACAAGTTATCTTGTCCGAAGTATATTGGACCATTTCCTCTATACATCTCAATGTAGGGATCTCCTAAATCACCACTACCATTATTGTATATTCCATTACCACCCCAGTTATTATTTACTGAATGAAATTCCATACCTTGTTCTGGTAATGACTTTTCTTCTTTTCCAAAATTTATTCCTAATATTTTCATTGTTTAAATTATTTTTATAAGTAAATATCGTTTATATCATTGTTGTTGAAAGTAGCTGGATAACCAGATACGAAATATTTACCCTCTTCTAATATTCTACCTGTTGTACCACTAATTGAAAGTGTGGCTGTTATAGCCTCATATACCTCATACTTACCCCAACCATAATCCAACTCTACTCTCCCGTTAGAGAGATCCTCTGAAGAGGTTTCGATTAAATCAAATTGATTATATCTTCTCACATAACTTGTAGTGTCTGGCATAATAAATAACTTAGTTAAATTATCAGAATTATTAGTTAAACTGAATAAATAAACCGGGTTCGGTAAATATGATTTCTCTGTTAATGTCATAATCACACTGTTAGTAGCTCCTTTTGTTATCGTTATCATAGTTCTAATTATGTAAAATTTAAGAATGTTTAGAGAAATAAAAAACCCACCTGTTTGGGTGGGTTTTTTCATAAAAAGAAATTGATATTATAAGAGTGTATCTATAACGGATTGTGGTATCTCACACATCTGCTCCGAGTCCTCACTTGTGAATGTGAGTGAGTATTTTGATCCATCTGCTTTAACAACTCCTGAACCTTCACCTTGAGCTGTTAGGTTTGAACCTTCGTTCAATCCCTGTAACCAATATAGGCCGTTACCGTCAAGGATTATAATACTGAGATTTTGCTGACCAGCTGCTATTAATTGTAGTGAATTTCTTTTAGATACTTCTCTACGTGGTATAATCAAGTTCGTAACAACTGTATAGTAAGTTGAACCATTTTCTAATGAAATAGCTGCTTCTTCTGTATATGATGAACTGTTCTTATTAAAAACATATTCAACATATGCATTGTTTGCAGTAATAGCCGTAGCTTCACCATCAACACAAGTTGCAACAACACCATCAAAATCAGTTATATAAAATTTTTGTATCCCCCCAAGATTATTATCACAACCTTTTGGAATTCCTGTTAGTATATTACAAGACATATTTTTTTATTTTTTTTATTTGATTGTGGAGGTAGAACTTAATCTACCTCCATATCAATTTTGTGTTATTATGCGTACATTACGATTTCAGATCCGTATGCGTAAGAAACAGCATACTTAAGTCTACCCACGATTCTGACAGTATGATCACCAGTTGTATTCAACATAGGAAGAATTAGGATATCTTCGAAGTCAGATAGTAAATCACTGATAAGAAACAAGTTCTTTAATTCAGCAGCTACCATTCTGTTAGAAGGAAGTCCTTGTGCAAGAACCAATTCGATTCCTAAGAATGTTGGTTGTGGATCTTTTGTGGTGAACGCTTCGGCAGATGCAGCAGCAACAGCTTGTTTGTAAGCTCCCAATACATTTGAAGATACAAATATCTTCATATCAGGTGAAAACTTAACAGCTTCTGGTAATACATCATACACTAAATTCATTTGAGCAATTACGTTAGTTGAATCGATTGTTGTAGCAGCTACATCAACAACGTCAGCATCAGCTGCAAATTGTTTCAATAGACCATCACATAGAGCTGTTGGATAAACACCTGATGTGGTATCTCCTTGCCAAGTGATAACTTCGAAATCGGCTGACATCTTAGATGAAAGCTCAGAAGTTAAATAATCTCTGAATTGTGCTGGTGTAAAGTCTGCTTTGTTTGATCCTGATGCCATCTCGTGAGATACCCAAGATGTTTCGAGTGTTCTCAAACAAATTTCAAGATTCACGCGGATACTACAAGCATCAACTAATTTCTCGGAAAGTGTTCCTGCTCCTTGATCGTTAAATGTACAACCATCAGTTTGAAGAACGTTTCCCATTCCTGCTTTCTTAATTCTAGCTTTATCCTTCACATCCAAGATTGGTGTGAATAACTCTTTTGAACCACCTACAATCAAAGCAGCTCTATAAATTTCGGCTGAATCAACTGGGTTAGTTGTAGAAGTATTTGTAATATCAAATCTTAATTCGTTATTCTTCATTTTTATTATTATTTTTTTTTGTTTTAATATCGTACATAAAAAATTCTCTTATGTATTATTAATTATATAAATGTTAATTTTGTTCAAGTAATTAATAATTAGAAAATTTTTGTCTGAATAGTTTTATGTTTTCAGATCTACTATCTTGTTTAAATTCTTCTTTAACTTCTTCTTTAACTTCTGATTTTTCTACCAAAGACTTAACTTCGGCAATCATAGAAATTAATTCATCAAGTTTAGGTTGAACTAAAGCCATAACAGCTTCTTCGTCTAATTCAGATGAAACTTCTTCTTTAACTTCTTCAACTACTTCTTCTTCATCCTCAGCCTTAACTTCTTTCTCATCTTCTTTCTCGTCCTCAGCCTTAACTTCTTCTTCTTTCTCTTTCTCATCCTCAGCCTTAACTTCTTCTTCTTTCTCTTTCTCTTCGAAAGTTTCTTTAGTTTCAGTTCTGAATTTGTTAATCAAGTCAATTTCTTTTTTTGTAAGATCTCCAATTTTCATATCTTCTTTTTTTATTTTTTTATTAAATTCCTGGTAATCAATACCGAACATTCCTTCAACAGAAAATCCGAATTTACCACCTTCTTTTATCTCATTTTCCCAGAATGAAGGATCATCTACTTTAACTTCGATGAACCAACTACCAACTGGAATATTTTTAAACCCGTACATATTACTCTTATCGTGTTTCATATCTTCCTTAATCCAATTAGACTTAATAAAGGCTGATTCAACTATGGTCTCGTGATCCACATTAATTTTTTTACTTACAGAATCTCTGTTAAATTTCTCAACTAACTGTTCTATTACCTCTTTCGTGAACACAACATAAAATCCTTCTCCTTCAATCTCTCTATATAGTGGTAGGTCGGCTATCATTGCCGGTCCTATAACCACTTGTTTGTCTTTATTAAATTTAAATGAAGTCTGTTTACTAGAGAATGCCATACCCATCTCCATAATGGCAGGGTCAGCAACAAAAGATACAAAGTCTAAACCTTGTTCTTCATTAATCACTATATTGTAAATTGGTAAATTATCTTTCATAATACTAATTATTAAATTTGTCGATTTGTTCAGATGTTATATATTATGGATTTATCCAACTTAATTGACCAGACCCATCAGTACTTAATATTTGACCAGCCGTACCATCCGACTTTGGGAAAGTATATGAACCATCAGGTGTTGTGATTGTAACACCATCTGTATTAACTGTTAAAGTGTAATCTTCACCAGCCGCCTCATCTTTAAATTGTATAACTGATCCATTCACATCGAGACCTATCTCACTTTTATAATCACCATTATCATAAACTAATTCGGTAATGTCGGGAGATATAGAAAGACCGTTATTAACAACATCATTACTAAAAACCATATTAATGGTATCAGAAGATATAGAAAGAAAGTTAAAAAGATTATCCTCTTCTAAAATTAAAAGTAAAGAATTTGTTGCTGCTCTTATATATGTTCCACCACCAGACAACTCATCTTGATTGAGAATTAATGTACCGACTAAACCACCAGCACCTGTACTATCACCATTAATCATAGCCGATGTAACATCATCAGATCCATATATAATTCCCGAACCTATAATCGGAATTCCATTTACTTGTTCCCAGTCACCAGCACCTAATGACATTTCATTACCACCAACCACAGAGTTGACAAAGAACTTATCATCTCCTCTGATAAAGGATTCATCACTTGTGAAGACACCTGATCCATCATTATATTGTACGGAACCTGTTACTCCTGATGCTGTTCCACCACCACTACTGAATGTGGCTTCGGCTATTGCTTGTACCCACGAGCCATTAACTGACTGGGTTACTCCTATCTTATTGGCTATTACTTGTACGTATGGCATATTATATATTTTATTTTTTATAATATTAATTATATAAATATTTATATTGTTTAGGACTTATCGAAATTTATCCGTATCTTTATGATGGTGCCTTGGAAACCACTGGTCACTTCATATAGGACCTTCACATCATTCACATCATTCAGAACAATCAGAACATACTCACCACGACTCTTTGAGAACATTATGATACATCTGAGTATTCATATTAATTAGATTGATTAGAACCTTCGGATAAAATTAGTGGTTCTAATTAATGTTTAAACATCGATGTTAAGGAAACCTCCTTACGTCAGTTACAACATTGAAAACCTCCACATAGATTCATTGGCCATTTCATTTGGTAGTCTCGATTATTTTCCTTACCTTTATGTTGGTGCCTTGGCCATTATTATAATTACATATAAGGCATCAACCTAAGTTACGGAAACAATGTGACTCCAAGGTTATTTCAATGTTAAGGAATTGTTAAGGAATTGTTAAGGTTTATAGGCCACTCCTTAATGTAACTATTAGAATTACAATTACAACTGGCCATTACCATATCACCTATTCAGAATATTCAGATAATTCTAACCACGTTCTTTTAGATAAGTCTGAATGTTCTGAACCTTCTGATTGTTCTGATTGTTCTGATTGTTCTGATTGTTCTGATTGTTCTGATTGTTCTGAATGAAGTGGCCATTATCATTTGGTGGTCTCGATTATTATCCGTATATTGTGATGGTGCCTTATATCTAATAATAATACTGGCCAAGGCACCAACATAAAGGTAAGGATAATAATCGAGACTACCTAATGGCCACACTATTTAGAATCATTATAAACTGGCCATTTCATTTGGTGGTCTCGATTATTATCCGTATATTGTGATGGTGCCTTATATCTAATAATAATACTGGCCAAGGCACCAACATAAAGGTAAGGATAATAATCGAGACTACCAAATGGCCGAGGTATATTCAATGTTTAAACATCAATCTCGTTCTGAAGTACCAACATAAAGGTAAGGATAATATCTGATATAACCTAATGGCCAGTACCTCCACTTATTCACAATAATAAAATCTATTCTAATTAATCGGATTAACTTCGTAAGACGTTATCTTATTCAAACCATACTCATATATCAGAATATTCAGAACGTTCAACACCTAAGAGTTTTGATATATCTGAATGAACTGTGGAGGTGGAGGTACTGGCCATTTACATCCAAGGCACCAACATAAAGATAAGGAAAATAATTGATAACACCAAATGAAATGACCAATGAATCTTTGTGGAGGTGTATTCAATGTTGTAACTGACGTAAGGAGGTTTCCTTAACATCAATGTTTAAACATCAATCTCGTTCTGAAGTACCATCATAAAGATAAGGAAAATAATTGATAACACCAAATGAAATGGCCAATGAATCTTTGTGGAGGTTTCTTTAAGTGTAACTTTTAGAATTACATTTAACCACACACCAATTAAATATCTATCATCATAATATCAGAAGCATATAAACTATTCGGCTTCAAAAAGAATATCATCCCATAGGCCAAGGCATCAGCTATATCTGGTGATCTACCCAGAACCCTCTTCATCTCTCCCTTACTAATCAATTCTATCTTACCTATATTATCTTTCGGCTTATGTTTAATACAACTCAACTCCTCCTCAATCTCTTTCTGATAAGTCTTAGTGGTTACCTTAATACCTCCACCGGAAACCATCTCACTCAATTTGAAAAATAACTCAGTCTTTAAATTACGATAACCGTGATTCCTTACAGTCTTACCACCATTATGTATCTCCCTAGCCGATGGCAAGTATTGACCAATGAACTTACCAACACCGTCGGCATCATATGATACATTGTTAGTCTTAATACCATACTCAATACAAATTGACTTAATCTTCTCAACAACAGTACTATCAGTGGCCTTGTTAAATGTAATTATATTTGTTACACTTTGACCTTGCCATACAATAAATACACACTTATCAGATGTAAAGGCTATATCACAACTTAATCTCATTGTATTATCCTTAGATAGTTCAATACTATTGTCATAGATCAACATAATATCATCGTGTAAGAATAATGAAGAATCATCATCACCCCATTCCCACATACCTAACAACAATCTCTTTCTCTCCGTAATAGACAGAGTTCTCTCTAAATTCTCAATGTAGAATTGAGGAAGATGAGGATTATCTGACGGCAATGCCTGTATGAATACCTGATAATCACGTAACCTATCCTCCTTCCAAGGAATGTAATAATCCCTATATAAAAAATTCCTAGATGGATTACAAGTCATTAGAAGAATTGGCTTAATACCAAACAACACATTCTTCCACCTACCTAACCTCGATTGAAATATTTCCTTACCTTTCTCATCTACCTCACCAGCCTCATCAATTACACCAAATGTTAATAGTAAACCACCAAGTCTTGTATATAGAGGATCACTGGGTAAATATGTCAACTCAATCAATACTATCTCACTCTTGTTGAAAAATGTAATAATACCAGACTGACCATTGTAGTTATAATGTTTCTCAGTTAAACCCCAATCGGCAATACATTCAAAAATAGAAACCAAAGTAGTCTTCTTCAAATTAGTCAAAGAATTCCGAGCCAATCCAAGCCTAATACCATCGTGTTGTAAACATTTCATCACTAACAGACTGGCTAATAAATATGACTTACCACTACCAACTGAACCACCATAAACAATCTCAGTCGTATTGGCATCATCAAAGATGTCATATACTTCCTTTTGTTTTAGTGATGGTTTGAAATTTATTGTCATTTTAATCTTTGAGAAAGTTTTTTTAGGTTATTAAATAAAGAAGGCGTTATGTTTTTGAGTACTTAATCTTCGTTTTTATTGTTTTTAGATGGTTTATCATCATTTATAGGTGATACAAAGTTGAACACAATACCCTTAGATTCTATCTCAATCTTATCTTTATAGAGTCCTTTTATTCTATTTAACTCCTTATTCATATCATTCCATAGTTTAAAATTCTCTTTTTTAACCATTTTTGATAACATATCTTCATATTGTCCGATAGCTTCATTGACTGCCGTTGATGATGAATGGTCGAATTGTTCTTTAATTATATTACGTGCCATATTAAGATACTTATAAGCTTGTGTATGAGAATACCCTTGTTTCCGATATTTATTCTTACCTTGTAACCATTCAAGTATTTCTCTTGTTGATTGGCATTGTTTTATTCTTCTATCGATTATTTCACCGATGATATCATCTTTGATAAATTTATTCTTCTTAGCATCTGACATAATATTATTGATTATTTTTATATTCTTTTTCGTGTAGAATTACCATCTTTTTATATACTCGACTTCTACAAGATGAACAAGTTTTACCGTGTTCTTTCATACCTGGAAAGAACTCATTGTGTAATTTAAAAAGTTCATCTGTTTGATTCTTTTCAATATTTACCTTACCTCTCAAACTATCTAAAAGTTCTGTTAGTTCTGTTTCGAATTCTTCTCTCATATTATTAATTATTAAATATTACATTTTGTTTTCAATCAGCCAAGTACAAAGTGAAATGATAACGGCTAATTGAAATGATTGTGATACTATAAGTGTAATCCAAAATGAAGAACAGAATAGACAAGTAATCAATCTAAATAGGATTGTCTTATACTTACCATATGTGTCATAGTCTTCTTCCTTGTAACCAATATATCTTTTTAACATAATCATTGGTTCAGAATAAATGAATAGAACTGATAGACCTATAAAGAATAATATATTACTTATTGTAATCATTTTTTAATTTATTTTTTATATTTTTTATAAGTAACCAAGATGTTGTTCTTGGTATTCCTGTGTATCGTGATAACTTTCCCGAACTATCATAACCATCAATAAATACGTGATAGTAAAGTTTGAATTCGTCAAATGGTAATGTTTCAACAATTGTTTGTAAATAATTTAGTTTATTCTGTATTTCATATTCTGATTCAATTATATCATCTATGTCAATTGAATCATCTTCGTATTCATATTCGTGACCATCATTATAATATATGAATGGTAATTCTTTTTTATGTATGAACTCTTTTTTAAACTTAGTTCCTTGCCATATACATTGTTTATACATCCAATTTATTACTATACTTTCTATATTTTGTGTATCTGTTCTTTTATATTTATTAATTAAAATAGGTATACATTTATCTGATTTATCAATTAGATACTCGTATGCCAATATTACTAAAGTATCTTTATGTTCTGTATTGTTAAAACTCTTCAATTGAATTTTAGAAGAGATCTCAACTAATTTGTCATAATTATCTTTGTAATATTTATCTACTTTATTTTTGTACTCTATAAAATCCATCATTAAATTTTTTTATATTTGAGGCTGCCTCATACAATTCTACTTCGAGACAATCTTCAATTAATTCTTTCATATTCAAAATAAATTCGTTTGATAATAATATCTGTTCTTTATTAGTTATTGTTTTTATAAGATGATTCATCTTTTCATTTGAATCATCTATCAATACACACATATCTGTATCCCCTATATATTCTTTTCTGATAAGAGTTATGATATTATTAATCATTAATCTGTAAATAGTTATAGTCATACTATCAATGAAAACAATTGGACATCGATCGATAAATAAACTCTTATATTTTTTCTTAATACTGAGAACATTATTCATCTTTTCTCAATTCTTTTATTGCAAGTGTTATATATGCTTGTTTCATATTTTCTAGTGAATTTTTAATATCAGGATTAACTACTGTTAGTAATGATTCATCTAATTCAATTATCTTACTTTTTATTATTTCGTATGTTGTCATATATTATTTTTATATTTAGTGTATATATTAACTTTTAAATACGTGTTTTGGTTAAAGTGAATTAATACGTCCTTCGTCTGGTGACGAGTCCTTTCACTATGAAGGTGGTTGTGGTTGTTATTATTATTTAGTGGTTTTTAGTCTAAATTATCGTGGAAATTTCAATAGAATCATCGATTATCAAAAAAGTGGCCCAACATATTAGTTTATAGTATTAAATAAATAATAATAATTAATAATAAATAATATATAAATATTAAATATATAATTAATTGTATTCGAGCAACACAGGGAATAGAGATAATTATAACATATGATAAAATTAGAACAATTAGAACAATTAGAACAATTAGAACAATTAGAATTAGTAGAAGTTAGGGAATATAGAAAGGGGGAATAGTATTTTAATATATAGTATAAGAGGTTTAAATTCACTTAATGGGTAGGCTTGATCACCTACCCCCTCTTAAATTAAAAGTGAATATAAAAGTGAATTAAAAGAATGGATACCTACATACCCACTAGAATAATAAACATCTTAGTTGAATACACTGAGGATGTTTTTATAAACACTACATTAAAGAATAGACAGAAAATGGTTAAGGCTCTAATTGAGTTATGGTTATTTATATATAACAGCCACCTTGAAAATGACTCTACTGATGATCTTTATTTTTTCACAAATATTCATCATAAACACTTAACTAAGTTTTACATCACAATAGATAAGAAGAAATATAAACATTCGAAACTATTAAAAATATTAGAAGACAACTATCTGATTACTACAAATAATAAGTATTTAGTAAGTGAATTTTCAAAAGGATACAGAATTGATCCATTCATTTTAGAAAGTTCTTCATTCACTAAAATAGAATTGGACTTCGACAAGATATTCTATAACACACAAACGAAAGAATTCTGGATAAACAAATACCCAAAGAAGAGATTATTAATTGAGGATATGTATAAGACACGTATTGATATTGATTCATATTATAAATGGTTGATAGAGAACGAAGGATGTCCATTAAAACCAGTTATGAAAAATGGCGTATTAGTTGAGAGAACCTTAACCAAAGAAAGAATACATTTATATCTATTACTATCACTCAAATTAAATTTAAAGAACGTGTGGTGTAAGGTAAGTAATCAGGGAAGATTCTATTCAACCGTAAGTAACCTACCACATTCAACTGTTCCATTCATACTATTAGATGATAGGGAAGTTTTATCACTAGACGTATCAAATTGTCAGCCACTGCTACTTAACATATTATTGGATCATCCAGAATATAAAAAGGATTGTGAGGCTGGTGTATTTTATAAGACGGTCTCTGATAAGATGGGAGTTACTGATAAACAGTTCAAGATACTAAGTTATAGATATATTTTCTTCAACGATAACGAGCTTAAAAGTGGTAAGGTATATGATATACTCGAAGAAGTTTATCCAGGTCTTATAAATCAAATAAATGAGCTCAAACGTAAGTATAAACTATCACATAAGTTACAGAAATTAGAGAGTTCAATATTTGTTGATTTAATTGGTAGTTTATCTATTTCAAAACTACTAAGACACGATGAAGTTCTCTTTAACCCAGAGAAAGATCAACGTATGAGAAAGGCATTGACTAGATATTTTAACAACCTAGGATTAGGTGTTAATTTAAAATAAAAAGAAAAAAGATATGAGAAAGAAATTATTAATAGATGGTAATCATTTTGATTATTACTTTAGGAGAATGTGTTATCGTGATTGTTTTATAAAGTAGGGAATACAAAATAGAATAATAATATTATCTAAAAAATGACTTTTGAAAGTTAATATATACATTATAAAAAAAAATAAAAGAAAGAAATATGGAAAAGTTAAGAAGTGAATTAGATGAGATGAGTAAAATATTCAAAGTTATTAAGAAAAACGAGAAAGAATTATGTGATAGAATGGCTGATGGTAATAAAATACTACTTGGTTATTTTTGGTTAGATAAAGTAATAACATCACTCATCTCAAAGATTCTATTGGTAATGTTTTCGCCAATATTATTACCAACTATTATATACTATGTATTGAGTCGAGTTGATTAGTTATCAGAAATAAAACAAGAAAAGAAAGAAATATGATATCAATCATTCAACTAGAAAAATATGTTAGGCGTCATTACAATTTACACGGTAATCAAAAGATTATCATCGATTATAATGAATACACATTTGATATGAAACTTGGTGAGATGTGGATTACACTTGACATACCAATAAAATATATCAGACAAGAAAAATTAACAGAACTATTAAGACTATGAAAGGTGGATTATACACAGATGATAATGGTAATAAATCTTGGTACCTAAATAACCAATTACACCGTACTGATGGTCCTGCCCTTGATTATACTGATGGTACTAAATGTTGGTATCTAAATGGTAAACGCCACCGTACTGATGGTCCTGCCATCGAATATACTAGTGGTACTAAACATTGGTACCTAAATGGTTATTTACATCGTACTGATGGACCAGCCATCGAATATCCTAATGGTGATAAATCTTGGTACCTAAATTATAAACTCCACCGTACTGATGGTCCTGCCATCGAATATATTAA